AGTACGTCACCTTCGTTGTGGCGTTCACGCGGTCTACCGCTTCGCGCAACTTCAGGTAGGTCAGTTCAAAGCGCCCAGATGGGGTGCGCTCCCACTTCCAGTCAAACACGTTCTCAGGGGTGAATAGTGACAGGTACGGCCTGATGTCTTGGTCTAGCTCTTCGGCTCTTGTCTGCGCGTTAGACTCTGGCTTATCAACAAGAATCCAAACGTGCCCGTACACCGATGACCATATCTGCGCCTGCTTCATAAAGCTGTTGATGCTTGCGCCATCAAGGTCTGCATCCTTCACCATCGCATCGAGGGCTGGGTTACCTGCCAACGAGTTGAACACCCGTACTGGGGGAGTGCGCCACAGAAACGAACTATAGATATGAACGACGTTACGGCAGTGGTTATCAATCGGGGTTAGATTGATGCGTCTGGCGTATTCGTTCTCTGACTCGTTCAGGTATCCAGTGAGATAGCTGCCCTCTTGGTACTCTTCGCCACCTAGATATGAACGCAGGTATAGCTCCCACCTTGCCTCGCTTGCGTCATAATCGGGATGCTGATATTCGATATTCGATGCCACTAGCTCCACCTCACTGGTTGTTCGATCTCTCTTTGTTTCCTGATTGGGTATAAGTATTCCACTAGATACCCCAGTGCGTCATTCATGTGGTCATAGCCGTCATCTTTGTTGGGTTGGCTAGTGCCTTCCTTGTAGGTCTGTCGTTCAAGCGAAGCGATGGTCTGCTTGCACTTGGGGTCAATAAACAAAGACCGCACTCCACTGGTGGAGCGAAGCCTGCTGTTTACGCTATTGATCCTGTCTCTGATTGCGGGGTGACTGTTCCGCACCTTCACCGCAAACCCTGCGTTCTGGAGGATTGATAGGTCTGTCCTCCCTCCCGCACTGGTCTTTCTTTGCTTACTAGCTGGGTCAGGGTAGATAGTTATCTGCCTGTCACCATACCTTTGCTTGATCTCGTCCACCATCTCATCGGTGTTTGATCCATAAATCACGATCTCGTCGATCACTTGGATCGTATCAGCCTCTCTCACACACACTGCTGCGCTCATAGGGTCTAGGTTGAAGTCCATGCCAATGTGTAGCTGGTCGTTCATGTAACCCTTCCGCACGCTCTCCTCTCGGCTGAATGCGTAGTAGATAATGCCGGAGTAGTTAACGAACTTGGCTTGATACTCTTGGCTGAATGTCCGCTCATCTAGGTCATTCCGCGCTGCCTCGATCTCAGCTTCATCAACATTGCCGCCCTCGATGGTCGTATACTGGAAGGCTTCCCAGCCCTCCTCCTCATCGACGCCTCGCGTCCAGATGTCATAGAAATGGTTGCGCCCCTTCGGTGTTCCAATGAACAATGCCCGTGTCGGATTATCTCCAGAGTGACGATCCGACAGACTGGGCCGCAGCACCTCGTACCACGCTTCCTTCCGCATATCTGCGAACTCGTCCAGAACAACAAAGTCTAACGCTCGCCCTCTGAGGTTGTCAGGCTTCTCTGCCCCTTTGAGGGATATGGTAGAACCATTCTTCAGCGTCAGCGAGAGCGCTGTTTCGTTCCGTTTGCTGATATACCCATCAGGCAAAGCCTCATTCAGCATGTCCCAAGCTATCTCTTTTGCAGCCTTGTAGGTCGGCGCTACATACCAGCAGTTCTTGTTTTTGCCTTCTAGGGCAGCACGAAGAAGCTCATGGGTAGACAGAAACGTCTTCCCAAATCGTCTACCAGCGACCACCGCCCTAAACCGTGAATCACTGAAGAAGATGTCATCTTGTGGCTTAGTTAGCCTCACTCGCTCGCTCTATCACGATTGGTGGTAGGTCTTGCGCTTCTACTTCAGGCTGGTCTGACTGTCCCAACCAGTTCTTGCCAAGCCATATCAACTGGGTGTTATCGCCATCCATGGCCTTGGTGTATTGCCTGCGTCTTAGGCTCATTTTCCCTGATGCGCTCTTTTGTTTGAAATACTCCGTAAAACTTAGCCCCTGCTCTCTCTTACAGGCTCGATTCAGGGTGTCATAGTCGATACCTAGAACCGCTGCTTGCTCCTCCCCCGTACAGTGGATGCGGCACATCTCGTCCACTTGCTCCCAATCAATCTCTTTTAAGGGTCTGCTCACTTGTCAGCCTTATGGCTTGCGCCAAAGTAAAAACTAACAACAGCGGAAACAATGCCGCCCAAGTAACCCAAGACCAAATTGACAATAGCCTCGTTCTGTTCAGGCATCAGCGTGACCATGCTCACGTAGCCACCAAAGAACAGGAAGGCCAACATAGCTAAGACTTTGGGCGTCCAGTCACCTTTGCCCATCTCACGCGCACTTGATCTGTCTGCGTTCTCAAGCTCGAAGATATCCACTTCTAACTCTGCCAAGCGGGTCTTATAGGCCAGGTCGGCTTTCTTGATCTCTGCCAGTTGTTCTGGTGAGGCTTCGCTGAGAGCCTTCTGGACGGCCTGTGGCTCTGCCGGCACCCCAAGTACCTGTGCGAGTATTTTCCCCGCTCCAGCCCCTACTGGGCCTCCTATAGCACTTCCTATAGTCGGTGCTACCGCGCCCACTAAACCTTTGATCGCATCCCACTTCATACTTCAGCCCTCACCCCTGTTATCTTCAGGGTCATTCGTTCTTCGTGTCCGTTAAATATGTCCATCAGCTTTTGCAGCGTCTTCTTGGAGTTGTAGACGGCAGGTTCTAGCGCATCTGACACAAAGCGATCACCAACACCTATGCAGCCTTCAACGTCGTAGGGCCAGTTGGCCGTATGAATCAGGATATAGCTGCGGCCTGGCACATCCATCAACTGAATAACGTCTTGGAACCGCGTTCCGCTAAATGGCTGGCAAGCATACGTCCCTTCAGGAATACAGGATACGTTTGGCTGGTTGTCTTTCCATGGCCTTTCTATCGTATAGCACGACCAATCGCCAACACTTAGCTTTCCCAGCGTTCCACTGTCTAGGTATGCAAATCGTTGCAATAAAGCCATTTGCGATCCTTGTTTCGGTGTTCATTATGTGCTAGGTGGGAATTATACCCGTCTTTTTTACAAAAAAGGCAACTTTTTCACCCTCTCCCTGTTGCATGTGTAAACCTTTGGTGTACAATAACCCCATCAACAACGAGGAATTAACATGAAAGTGCTTGTAGCCTGCGAGTCTAGCGGCGTAGTCCGTAAAGCATTTACAAAACTAGGCCATGAGGCTTGGTCTAACGATATCCTGCCGCCTGACGATGGCAGCCCTTTTCACATTCAAGCAGATTGTGTGGAGGCCATCAAAGGTCAGTCTTGGGATCTGATTATAATGCACCCACCCTGTACAGCTTTAGCGGTCAGTGGCAACTCTACTTATGCGAAGGGAATGCCTAAGTATGGGCAGCGACTAAAATCCATAGCGTGGACAACAGACCTTTGGAACCTAGCCACAAGTCTATGCGACAAAGTAGCTATGGAAAATCCTGTAGGGGTGCTGCCCTTTAAGCCTGCGCAATACGTTCAACCTTGGATGTTCGGTCACGCTGAGTCCAAAAAGACAGGCTTATGGCTTCATGGTTTGCCTAAGCTAAATCAGACTAACAACGTGAAACAGGAATTTGACAGGCTACCAAAACGTGAACAGCAACGACTGCACTACCTGCCACCGTCGGCGGATAGGTGGAAGATACGCAGCAAAACTTTTCAAGGTTTGGCTGATGCTATGTCTGAGCAATGGGGATAAGGAAAGAAATCACATGAGACTACGCTACCCACTCGCCCTGCTCTTGATTGTCGGCTTCTTTGCTGTCGGTCAGAACGACTACGAAAACGAAGTTATGGAGGAACAGCAGTACATCGAGAGAGTGTGCGGCGGTGTCCACAAGGACTATCTCAATCTACAGCCTTCTTGCTAACCAGCCAGATATTCTCCCGATCCTGAACCTCTGGCATCTCCGCTGGAGGGTTAGGGTCTGGCTCCTCTTCGTATAGGTCTGAGACGATGACTGTCACCTGACAGTTGTTGGGTAGATCCTCAATCAGAACAGTCGGCACCAAATCTCTCCTCTATAAAGCGCTCGCGCTGAACCAAGGTCGCCAAATCGCGGCAGGCTTCCTCAAGTAGCTGGATATCTTTCGTGACCCCGTATTCCGTAATCAAGTGAACCACCCGCCCACTTAAATAATTGAGTTGGTTGGCAATTATGTACTCGGTGGCGTCTATGTCACGCATCATTCGTAGTCTACTCGGTGGATCTCGCCGCGCCATTCATATTCGGCTGGTTTGTGAACTTTTACAAACTCTGGGGTCAGTAGGAAGTTATCACGGACGGTAAGGACAACAAAGCCTGACACCCAGTTCTTTGGAGTGTCTTCGGCATAATCAAAGCTAGGCTGATATGGGTCAGCCATTGTCCCGCACTGAACGCCATAACGGTGCGCGTTGTAGTCCGACCAAGACTTGCACTCCATCTGATGTGTGTGCCCAGTCACCATGTGAATGCCAGACTTCAAAGCGTTGTTGTATCCTGCGTGGATTCCGCCATTGAATCTGTGCTTAATCATTATCGGCTTCTCTGCCCCCTCAACCCATAGGGACATGCAAAACTTCCAACTAGGAAAATGGTCTTTTAGGCTAAACCCCATCACACCCTGGAACATCGCCGCATTCTTCGCCAGCGACATATCAAACCGCTGGTCGTGGTTGCCCATCGTCCAAAATCTTTCCGCGTTGGGCGCAGCCTTCTCAATCTCTGAAAGCCTTTGTGTGACAGTGTTTAGCTCTTGCTCCACTGTGGGCTTTTCCTCCCAACCCAATGGGGCGTGACGGCTGATGCTCGCGCCATCCATCAAATCACCATTCAATACGATGACATCTGGCTGGAGTTGCTTGGCTAATTCAACAAAGGCAAGGTGGGCAGTGGTTACGGTGTTGGCCTCGTAGTGAGCGTCTGAGCCGATTAGGAAGGTTTTGTCTTTCTTGATGGTGAGCGTTTGACGGACGGCCTTTCTAGGCCCGTTGGTCTTGGATAGGTGCGCAGGGACATTCAAAGTCCTGCCCAGCATACCCTCCACTCGCTTGCGTTTGGAGAATACGTTTCTGACCGAGACATTGTACTTGGCTGACAGATTTGTAGCTCCCAGCGCCTCAAACTCTGCCGCGAATACTTCAGGATCAGTCGGTAGCTTCGGTCTTCCCATATCCCCCTCTTCTTGCGTATGAATTGCAGACATGGGCAAAAACCAATGCCTTTAGCTTCTCATCCGATTCTTTTTTAGGTTCAGAGTCCCAGACCTGTTTGGCTGCTGCGTCCATAGCCTTAACCATGTCTTGCGCTACAACTCTGGGGGATCTCATCTGCCACGCTCCCCCAAGCGTCTTTCATGGGCCATAATCTGCTGGCCCCAGTCCTCTATCATTTCTCGATAGTCGGCAGAGTAATACTTCACGGGATCTTTCTTGGTCGCCAGCATGTATTCCACTGCATCTTTACCGTACCAATCCAACATCCAAATGGTGTACTGCGCTTCTGCGCTGCCATGCTTCATGCCGAAGCCGTTGCACCCCTTACACTGGGCGTGCACATTTTGCTCCTCTAGCGCCCACCTACTGGATGATCCTTTGGGGATGAAATGCCCCCCATCCATGTTTTTGTAGTGGTCAAGTTTCCCGCAACTGACGCATTTACAGTAGCCATTGTCGTCAGCCGCGCTGATTCTTGCAAGTTTTTGGAGTGTCTTCAATGCCTTAGCGCGAAGCGTTGCCGAAGTTTGTTTCTTTGCCATTACACAATCCGGCGCTGATTGGCTTGCTTGGTGCGCTCTGCGTCAAAAGCTAGTTGCCCAAGCATGATTTTCTTCTTGAGTGTCTCAGCCTTCAGACTGGCTTGTTGGACTGTTCGGTAGTGGTTGGCCCACTCTCCGCTTGATCTGGTTTCTGTTTGCGCCTTAGCAGCGCTCGCCCCTGCATCCATGTGCGCCTTCTGGCTGCTAGCTTCAAAGCTCTTAAAATTGGTTTCTGCTTCAATTGCTTCCCTACTCGCCCCCTCCCACTCGTTTATACGTTGACTGAGTCGGTCAAGGATCTGATCCATTCTATCGATTTTCACTCTCCCACAGATGACATTTAGTAGGGGTTTGGTGGCCCATACTTGATTTGCTTGTATCGTTAGGCTGTATTTCCACTCAACCATTTCTGCGCTGGCTCAAACGCTGCCCACCTCTCTTCCCATATAAAAACGGGGGAGAGGGTTTTTATGCCACCATTAACGAGTGTTCCATTTGGCGCTCCCTACTACAGCGCCCAGCTTCAAACAAATTGTCTTTTGGTCGTTCTGCTCAACGGGTCAACCACCCGTACATGTACGCTTTTCCGTACAAGCCTCTGCCACCGAAGTGGAGCAAATAAAAGGGCCAGCCCCTCACAACAACAGGGGAGGGAGGAGGGGAGGAGGGACTGACCACTAACCACGCAGGATGAACTCTTCGTCGAAGACATCCGGCCTTATTCTTTCTCTTGGAACCCCTGTCACCTTTTCAAACTGTATCACACGATTCGCAGGTATCCCTGCGCTTTTGTACTTGTGCAACATCTGCCTGGTAACGCCGATCTTTACAGCCAAACCAGCTTGATTGGTTCCAGCCCCATTCAGTAATTCTTCAAATAATTGTGTGTCCATCTGGCAATAGTACCCCCAACGGCTACTTGCGTCAACCTGAAAGCGATAGTATTGCTGTATCTTTGTTGTTGACGTATGTATCTGAATCGGCGACAATGGCTTAACAACAACGAGGAGACGTTATGTTAGTACCTGACCGACCAATTGAATCTGACCCACGCTTTCAAGAAATGTGGGGTGATCCTGACACTTGCCCAAAGTGCGAGGCTGAACTGCACAACCTTCAAGACGCAGGCCACGCCTTCCTAGTCTGCCCAGTCTGCGATTTGGGCGAACCCAAAGAAAACGACGTCTTGTTCAACCTCCATTTCTACGGCATGACTGAATGCCAGTCGTTTGAGAACGGCATCGTTGAGCACTCCCGCTCTGAAATGTTTGATCTCCAGGTGTGGTGGGAAGAAAACCTGCACTGGAAACTTTCCAAAATTGTAAACGAGATTCACGAACTAGCAGATGTGCGCGATGGCAACCCCGCTGGTCAGTATTTTATCTGGTGGCGCGGCAATCAGATCGGATGCTTAACGGAGGTTCGCAATGGGTCGCGTTAAATCTGAAATGTTTGAAGATAACTTGGGGCCAGACGATGAACTGGTACCCCTCCCCGTTTCACAAGTTGTGGACAATATCCGCAACTGTGATTTACCAACCAACTCGGTAGAGCGTCACGAGTACCTAAGAACCCAACTAAAGGAATTGATGAATGGCATCAGAACCAACGCTAATTAGCGCCTTAGTAAAAGCGCAGTCGGAGATGTCCCATGCGGCATTTGACCAAACCAACCCACACTTTAAGAGCAAGTTTGCCTCGCTCAAGAGTGTGATCGACGCGGTGAAACCCGCACTAAATGCGAACGGAATAGCGTACATCCAGAAGTCAGTTCCAATGGATCATGGCATCGCTGTTGAAACCGTTTTTTACGGACACGGTGAAGAGCTATCCACTGGGCCAGTTCCCGTCCCTGTAGACAAAGCAAACGCCCAAGGCTTCGGCTCGGCCTTAACGTATGCCAAGCGGTACTCTCTGGCGATGGCTTGCGGTGTGGCAGCAGATGAGGACGATGATGGCAACGCCGCAGCGAAGAACTCAACTGGCCGAAAGCCTCAGTCAGTCACCAAGACTGTCATGCAAGAAGAGGGCATCAAGGTCGATGAGGGAAAACGAACCAGCTATATTTCCCTTCTAACCGAAGCCACTACCGCCGAAGATCACGCAGGCATGAAAGAACTGCTCGACGAACTGCGCAGAGATAGTGACATGAAGCTAGCGGTGTGGGCAGAGCTTCCTAGCAACATTCGCTCAGCAATCAGAAAAGTGGAGAGCGAGAAATGAATGAAACTCCAACTTATAAGTTGCATCTTAAAGATTCGCCGGATACGTCTGTCGAGGCAGCACACGCCGTAAAAGCAACCGAAATGGAATCCATAGTTTTGGAAACGATAAACACGCTAGGAAAAAACGGGTGCATCCAAGATGATGTTTTGCGAACCCTTCCTATGTATGCCTACAGCACTGTGACAGCGAGGTTCAAGGCGCTTTACGAAAAAGGATTTATAGAATATACAGGCGAAAAGCGGAAAGGTAGAAGCGGCAGAAACCAACGTGTAATGAGGAAAAAAGCATGAGCTACGATAAAGAATTTGCGGACGGCCTATACATCAAAGAGCCTTGGCCTAACTCACCAGACTGGGTTAAGTTTCGCATCAACATTAACAAGGATCGCCTGATTCCTTGGCTGCAAACGACAGAAACAGAGGGCGGTTGGATAAATATGGAGGTCAAGCTCAACCAGAAAGGAGAATGGTACGCAGATGTTCAGCGCGGCAGGGGTGATAAGCAACCACGCCAACAGGCTACACAACAAGAACCGGAGGTTGATGACGACATCCCGTTCTAGGGTACTATTGCTCAGCGGGTGATTCAGGCAGGCGAGCGGCAGCGTCAGCCTCCCCTCGGGGCATGAGAGATAGGTCGCTTGTTTGCGGCCCGCAACAT